TATGCGGCCTTTGTTTTGCGCTTGCGGTAAATGCCTGAAAAGTGGCGGGTGTTAAAACGAAAACCGTTTGTGTTGTCGTTTAGTGGTTTAGTGTTAAATCCGAACATGTCTGACTCCTTTGTTGTTCGTTTGATGATTCTAACCTAGCCCGATTCGTCCCTATGGTCAACCCCTAATTTTGACCATGAGTCATTATAATTATATATACACAAGCACCATGTCGCAAAATGATCATTTTATGTCGCATTATGGGGTTGACACGTCCAGACTGCGGGGAATCACTTTTTCGACCTAGGACACCTGAAAACCCTTTCGCAATTCTGGGGCCATTTTTGAGGGGTTTTGGGGCCTATTGACTCCCATACCCGAATCATGCTAAGGTGATTCTGAGGCTCGGTTCATATCCCGATAACCGTTTGTGTTGGTGGATTCCGTCTTATTAGTTTAATGGTTAAACTATTGCGTTTTTTGCATAGCAGCTATGACTTGACAAACCGCTATTTGTCTGAAGTAGAACGAATCATATGAACCCGAATCGATTCGTCGTGCGTTATCGTGCGTCAACTGATTCGTCAACTGTAAATCTATGTCAAGGAGAATCTTGTTACGAATCGTTGTATTTTAGCCACACTATACCAAAACCCTTGTCAACTACCCGTTTGTGCTATTGACAGAACTTTCGTACTACCGAATCACTATCCGAATCGGTATGTATACGAAAAACCCTTGTCAACTATCCTTACGGACTATTGACCTATCCTTTGGTATATAGAATCAATACGAATCGGTAGTGACCTATCCAAAATAGTTGTCAACCTATCCTAAAGAGTACTTGACAGCACATTCGGATAGCGAATCACCTACCCTTTCGGATAGTGTTGCAAAAATGTCACAAATCGCCCCTGACCCCCCACAGTGGAAATAAGGACCCCCACAGTGGAAATAAGGATTGACCCCCACAGTGGAAATTGGTAATCTACTTACGAATCACCCCCGCAGTGGAAATTAGGAGAAACAAAAATGAAAGTAGGCGACCCATACGTAGGTGAAGATGGACAATGGTATTTCTACACAGAAGAGGACATAAGAAAGATGAGTAAAGTAAACGCAATGTATCAGAACCAAGTGGAAGCAGAGTACGAGCGTGGTGCAACTGATGCATATTATGGTCGTCCACGTAACCCTAACCGTACAGATACGTACAAACTAGAATCATATCTAGAAGGTTACGAAGAAGAGCCATACGGCACAAAAGACTATGGGGTTGACATTGACTAGCGAATCAGTGTAGAAACCTAAGAGTAAACAGAAAGGAACTAACATGACACTAGCAGCAGACACAGTACGTAGCATCGTAGCAGCCAAAGGCACACAGTTTGCCACAGTAACATTCATCAAGAAGGACGGTACAGAACGTACAATCAACGGCCTGTTCAAGCCTACATCTAAGATTGTCGGTAACGAACAAGGTCAACGCAACTCAGAGGTCTTGAAACGCAATGGCCTTATCCCTATCTTCTCTGTAGCAGAAGAAAAGTGGAAGTGCTTTAACGAAAACGCAGTAGTGGAAATCAAATAATGAGAGCATATGATATGAGAAATACCTATACCGTAGCAGTGGTACCACTAGACGTAACATCACGTACAGCGAAACCTGCTGTACCCCTGCCAGTGAAAATACCGTACACTCTAGCAGACGCAGAGGAAATGGCTAAACGATATAACGAGAACCCGATTTACAAAGGTATCTTGCGCAATCATAAGTACAGCCATTTCGTGCCATTCAATATTGAGGCACTGACTATGGACCCACCACCGTACTACTTTGAGGGTCGTGATGCTTGAGTGTCTGGTCGCAGCCATTTTCTTTGAGGCACGTGACCAACCATTGGAAGGCCAATTTGCAGTAGCAGAGGTTGTAATGAACCGTGTGGAATCACCACGTTGGCCTGACAATATTTGCGATGTCGTGTACCAAAGAAAACAATTCTCGTTCACACATGACGGAATGAGTGATAACCCATTGAAATACCTGACAAATAACTTGGAGAAACAAGCCTACAAAACAGCAAAGGACGTAGCATTAGAGGTTGACTTAGGTAACCGAATCGGGCTACAGTCTACACACTATCACAGGGTTGGTATCAAACCCTACTGGACGAAACACTATTATAAGGACGGAACCATTGGAGACCACACATTCTATACCGCAGTGGATGGCAGATGAATTGGGGCTGCTTATACCAAGCCCTTTGGAGCAACTAGAAGAAATAGAAGGACCGTACAACCGTGAGTATTATCAGGAAGTCTTTAGTAAAGGGTACTACAGAGACCCCTACGATGAAAATGGTGAGATACTTTTCTAGGATATTAGTATCATTAAGCGTACTATTAAACGTACTATTAGGTGGTTCGCTTAACCAAACATTCTCTGCACGTAATTGGCAGTGGAAAAGAGATAAGAAACCTAACCTTGTGTGGTTTATTGATGCCATCTTTGGCAAGAACCATTGCAGTGAGTGTTGGGTATGGTGGAAAACTAGGAGACAATGGTAGATGAAACGAATGAACAGGTTTAATTTTGACTGTGGTTTACCTAGATCAGGGTCTACTTTATTGTCAGCAATCCTAGATCAACACCCATACATAAGTGCTAGTGTTGCTAGTCCTGTGTGTAAAATTATGAGAGATGTCTGTAATACTTTTTATGACAACGATTCCTACACTTTGACTTTGGCTAATCAAGTTGGTGCAGACAATGTGTTACAGAACATAATTGAAAACTACTATCAATTTGTTAATAAACCTATAGTAGTAGATAAGAACAGGTTATGGTCTAGGGAGATAGACTTGATAACTAGGTACGTAGAACGTAAACCAAAGATAATATGTACCGTGAGAGAGCCACTAGATATTTTAGCATCTTTTGTGAGGCTAGTAGAAAACCAACCTAGAGATAACTTTGTTGATAGGTACTTGATTTCTCTTGATGCTGAATTAAATACACGTAACAGGTGTAAAGCATTGATGGGTTCTGGTGGCATGGTTTATGACTACCTACAGTGCCTAAACACAGCCTTTTGGAGTGGTTTTGGAGATTTAATTATGCTAGTAGAGTATGATGATCTTACGTGTAACACAGAAGAGGTTTTAGATAATGTAGTGTCTTTTCTTGGCGCACCAAAATACAAGTTTGATTTAGATAATGTCGAACCTCGTCAGAAAGAAAACTCAGATCACTTAGTTTCAGGTTTACACTCAGTGAGGAAAAAGGTAAAGAAGATAGACAGGTCTTACAAAGATACGCTACCATCTTCAATAATAGAGGAGTATAAAGACTTGGCGTTTTGGAGAAGCAAATGAAAATACTTGTGATGGGTCTACCTAACACAGGAAAAACAGCATTATCAAAAAGGTTGCAGTCAATACTAGGTTGTGCTTGGTTTAATGCAGACGCTGTTAGGAGTATGGCAAATGATTGGGACTTTGATAGTGAGGCACGTATAAGACAAGCTAGGAGAATGAGAAACTTAGCAGACTATGAGAAAGGTTGCGGAAACACTGTAATATGTGATTTCATTTGTCCTACAGACTTAACAAGGTACATCTTTGATGCAGACTTTACTATATGGTGCGATACGGTTAAAGAATGTAACTATGAGGACACAAATAGTGTTTTTGAAAGACCTAGTAGTTACGATATGAGGATAAAATCATGGACAAATGCAAGGAAACTGTACAATTACTTGGAAGGTGGCAACCTTGGCACAGAGGACACACTGAACTTTTTAAAAGGGCTATCAAAAGAACTGGTCAGGTAGTCATACAGGTTAGGAGTATGCCAATATCACAAAACAACCCTTTTTCTTATGAAGAGGTGCGTAGTAAAATTATTGCCAAATTGGAGCTAGAAGGGTTTACACTTGGTAAAGAGTATGAAATAAGCAGTGTTCCTAATATAGTTGATATATCATACGGCAGAGATGTAGGGTATACATTTACTAAGCATGATTTAGGTGAAGATATACATAGCATATCAGCTACAAAAATAAGAAACTTAACATAAGGGTAAGACAGATGAAACTAGGCGAGATTAACGTAGATTTAGTAGATAAGATGGGTGATGATCTTACAGTTGTACGTGCTGCACGTGTATCGTATGCTAATACGTCAGACTGGACAGGACAGGTACACTCAGGGGAATATAGGCAGCTAAAGGCAAAAGATATACGTCTGATACAATACTTAGCGGAACACAAGCATACGTCACCATTTGGTCACTGCTTTACAAGTTTCCGTGTTGAGGCACCATTGTTTGTTGCACGGCAGTTGGTCAAACACAAGTTCCTACGTTGGAATGAGATAAGCCGTAGATACGTAAATTATGAACCATCATTCTATGAACCCTACTGGCGCAGCAAACCAGAACATTCTAAGCAGGGTTCAGGGGGTCCGATGGAAATTAGCCATGAGGCTGACATGATGTATAACGCAACCATACGTAACGCATTGACGACATATGACCTGATGATCAAAGAGGGAGTCAGCCCTGAACAGGCACGATCCATTTTGCCACAGAACATGATGACTTCTTGGTATTGGTCTGGGTCGTTAGATGCATGGGCAGACATGTGCAAGTTACGTTGCGCAAAAGACACACAGTTTGAAACACAGATTGTAGCCTCTGTGATCTACGGTGAAATGCTAAAGCTGTACCCTGTATCTTGGGCAGCACTGATGGAGCAAGAGGAATGATATGGACATTGTTGTTGGTTTGGGTTGTGAGTGGCACCCCCAACGTGGAAATTATAAGTAATCATAAAACTATCTTTGAATGCTACGAGGCTTTTGAGGTAGCAGAAGATATGGTAGAGAAACAAGGCACACAGTTGTTGTGTATAAATGGTGAAGTAGATGACGAATGAACAACTAGCAGGGCATCTGGCAGCACGTTATGGCGATCCAGAGAAATATGACGACTTGTACCAAGAGGCATGGGTAGCAATCCTAGAGGGTCAGGAGAGGGGTTTAGACGAAAAGGCAATGTACTGGTACGTAAAACTACACGTGCATATGTACAAGACGTACAGGGATCGTATGGTGCCTCTACCCCCTCGCAGTGGAAATATAGAACTAGCAGAAAGCCAAGAGGTAGAACACGACATACAAGATTACATGGCGAAAACAGATGATCATGCAGAAAAGTATGAGTTCAAAGATTACGTTATGTATCTAGTAGGTAAACTACCAGAATTGTCGTTTAGAGATCGTCAAGTTTTGGATCAAGTCTACTTCAAAGGTAAGTCACTATCTCAGATCGGTGAAGAGACTGGTACATCTTATCAACTGTGGCAACAAAGACACAATGCAGCAATAAATAACCTACGTAAACTTGTGGATGAGTAAAATAAGTTATATATACCTAAGTACCCCTTTAGGTTACCACTACTACAGATAACAAAGGAAAACTAAAGTATGGCAGAGAAAGCACACTTACCGTGTCCGTATGTCGATTGTGGTTCGTCGGATGCATTTAGCTACAACTCAGATAAGATGGTCGGCAAGTGTCACTCTTGCAACGAAGGTTACCCATCCCGACATCAAATGTTTGACTGGGCGAAGGAGAGATACCCTACAATGGAAAAAGATGGTTTTGATACTTTACGTAATATGGTGTCGTCTAACCCTACGCCTGTGTCGCAGAAAAGCTACAAGGAAATGCGTGGCATCACTGCACGTACAATGGAAGAGTTCGACGTAAAGACTGACGACTTCACACAAGAGTACACGTACCCCTCTGGTGGAAAGAAAGTCCGTATGCTTGCAGACAAGAAGTTCTTTACTAAGGATGGGTTCAAAGGTGATGAACTGTTTGGTATGAACTTGTTCCCTGCTGGGTCGTCTAAGTTTGTTACGATCACTGAGGGTGAACTAGATGCTATGTCTGCATGGCAGATGCTCAAGTCTAACTGGACTACACCTGTTGTGTCGTTACCATCAGCTACCCCATCGAAGAAATTATGGGAAAACTGTAAGGATTGGTTAGATAGCTTCGAGAAGATCATCTTGTCTGTCGATAACGATGAAGCAGGTAATGCTGTTGCGGATCGTATGTCACGACTGTTTCCTAACAAGGTCTACCGTGTAGATCATGGACAGTACAAGGATGCTAACGATTTCTTACAAGCAGGTAAAGCACAAGACTTTAAGTCGTCATGGTGGAAGCCAGTAAAGCATACGCCAGAGAACGTCATCAACACTTCTGACCAGTTCTTAAAGATGTATGACGAAACGCCAGAGCATGTGTACGTACCTACAGGTATCCAAGCACTAGACGATAAGATATTGGGTTTGATGCAGGGACACTTCACAATGTTCAAGGCACCCACAGGAATTGGTAAGACAGAACTTATGCGGTACCTAGAGTTTCAGATGTTGCAGAAGGGCATACCCATTGCCACATGGCACCTAGAAGAAACAAAGCTACGTTCTCTGTTGGGTCTTGCATCCTACCAGTTGAATGACAATGTGACACGCCGTGACCTGATTGACGAGAAAGGTATGGACCAACAGGTACGGCAAGCTATCGTAGACCTGACGAAGGACGAGAACCTTTATCAGTTCTACTTACAGGACGGACAGGGGGCCGACGAACTGTGCGATCAGATACGGTTCTTTAGTCAGGCATGTGACTGCAAGTTTGTATTTTTTGAGCCTATCCAAGATGTCATTACTGGCACAGAGGATAGTAAAGAGGCTGAACTTGCAAACCTGTCCGTCCGTCTGTCCAAACTGGCAGCAGAACTTAACATCGGTATCGTGTCCATTGGACATACTAACGAGAACGGCGACTTTAAGTATTGTAAGATGATTGGTCAACGTGCTAGTGTCATTGTGAACCTACACCGTGACAAAGAATCAGACGACATGGAAGAACGAAACACAACGTATCTAAAGATTGAGAAGAACCGTCCATCATCTGAGGAAGGTATGGCAGGTAAACTCAAGTTCAACTACGATACGTTTACTCTGAGAGAGGCTTACTGATGTCACAACTTGTTCTTTTCGAGGCAGAGTACAGTATAAAAGAGGGAGACACTAGGGTTTGCAGAATGTGCGGCCTTGATAAGAACATAGACAGTTTTGCTATTATGAATGGTGGTAGCTTTAGGTTAAGGTATTGCAGGTCGTGTCAGAGTAAGCAAAACAAAGCTAGAGAGAAGGCTAGATTAAGCTATCCTCAACCTACGAAGGGTCACCTATGTCCTATATGCATGAGAAATGAAGAACAATTAAGAGAGTTTGGTGGTAAAAACCAAACCGTTTGGTCTTTCGATCATTGTTATGAAACAGGAAAAGCAAGGGGTTATTTATGCCACAGTTGTAATCGTGGACTAGGGTTACTAGGTGATAGTGTAGATAATCTAAAAAGAGCAATGGAGTATAAACATGCCAGTATTTGACATAGAAACAGATGGTCTGAACGCCAGTAAGATACACGTTCTGTCGTGGATGGACAACAACGGTAACGTACAGCACACACACGACTACGAGGCTATGCGTATTTTCTTTGAGGAAGCTGACATCCTCATTGGTCATAACATTATTCGCTTTGACATCCCCCAAGTGGAAAAAGTGCTAGGTGTACATATCAAGGCCAAGCTAGTAGATACACTTGCTTTGTCGTGGTACCTCAACTTTGATCGTGGGTCACATGGCCTAGAGGGTTATGGTGTTGACTATGGTGTACCTAAGCCAGTCATCAAGGACTGGAACACCCTTACACCAGAAGAGTATGCCCACCGTTGTAATGAGGACGTTAAGATCAACGCACGACTATGGCGTGACTTACGTGGTAAACTAAACAAGCTGTACCCAGAGCAAGAGGATGCATGGAGACTGATTGACTACCTGACATTCAAGCTACAGTGTGCAG